TGTTTCCAAACGGGGACTGGATCGATCTGCGGTGTGCGGAACGAACAGTGCTGCGGAAAGGGGATTACCGGCTGATACCGCTTGGCTTTGCGCTGCAGCTGCCGGAGGGGTTCTTAGCCGTCATGGCCCCCAGGAGCAGCACGTTTAGACGGCACGGAGTGCTGATGGCCAGCAGCATCGGCATCATCGACGAGTCGTACTGCGGCGACAATGACGAGTGGCATTTTCCCGTGTATGCTACCCGGGATACGGTCATCAAGAAGAACGAGCGCATCTGCCAGTTCAACCTGGCAAGAAAACAGCCACCGGTCGAACTGGTCGTGGTGGAGCATCTGGGCAATCCGGATCGAGGAGGACTGGGAAGCACAGGAACGATGTAAACAGAGGAGGTAGTTATGGGAGCCAATGATGAGCGCTGCTGCGGCACATGTGCCTATCACGAATTCGAGGACGTGGACTGGATCTGCAACTGTCCGACGAGCGATAACTACACGGACTGGACGGATCACGAATGCACCTGTCCGGACTGGGAGGAGAAAGATGAAAGCACTACTTGAGGACAACACCACTGGCGGGGCGATGCCGGTGGAGGTTAAGATCACGCATGACGAAGACAAGACGCGTATCGCGTTCCGGCGGAAGGGCCTTGACATGGCCCTGACCGTCAGGACTGACGATATCGTGGAGGATACGGACGACAGGAGGTGAGTGGATGCAGAAGATCATAGCGGTGGATTTCGACGGGTGCCTGTGCGTGAACAAGTATCCTGACATCGGCGCGGAGAACGAGCTTGCGATCAGCGCCCTGCTGCAGAAGAGAGCAGCCGGGTACAAACTGATCCTGTGGACGTGCAGGGCCGGGGAGCGGCTGAACGAAGCGGTTCGGTGGTGCAGGGAGCGCGGGCTGGATTTTGATGAGGTGAATGAAAACATCCCGGAGATCACGGAGAGCTTCGGAGGGGACTGCCGGAAGGTATACGCCACGGAATACTGGGATGACCGGGCGGTGATCATCAAGGCAGGGAAGAGGAGATAAATGACAGCGAAAGAGTATCTGCAGCAGGTAAGGCTGCTTGACCTTAAGATCGACCAGAAGATGGATCAGCTCTCTGACCTTCGCGCGAAGGCCGTTAACTCCGGGCAGGCCCTGTCTGCCGACAAGGTGCAGACCTCGGTATCGGGAGACAGGACCGCGCGGATCGTGGAAAACTGCGTCGACCTGGAGGCGGAGATCGAGGAGCTGATACGGTCCTTTATCCGCTTGAAGAGCCGGATCATCGACGAGATCCACGAGCTGGACGATTACCGTTACGTGGAGCTGCTGTACCGCAAGTACATCCAGTACATGCGGCTGGAGGAGATCTCCTGCAAGATGAAGAAGCGCAACGGGGAGCCGTACAGCTATGACCACATCGCCGCACTGCACGGCGAAGCTCTGAAAAGTTTTTCCGAAATCATCAAAATCCCATAGAAATCCCAAGTTCCTCCGTGATAATATGGTATCGTCCGAAAAGCGGAAAAGAAAGCCAGACGCGTACAGCATCTGGCTGTTTTTATTGAGGTGGTGATGATATGCCGGCAGGATTATATCTGGAGATCGATGCTTCCGAGCTGACGGGTGAGCTGAACCGTCTCGAATCGGTGATGAAGCCCGAGCAGTTCCAGCGGGCCATGGTCCGCATATACGCCAGAACCGGGCAGCATGTCAGGAAGGTCCTGAAGACGGATCTGCCGCATGACTACCATATCAAGCCGGGAGAGGTCGGTTCCGCCGTCGGAAACGCGCGCGTGTCCGGATGGTCATGCTCCATTCCGGTAAGGGGCGCGAAGCGCAAGATCGGTCCGGAGTTCAAGGCAAGCGGCGGCGCGCACGGGTGGAACTCCCTGCACAGGAAGTACCGCGTGAATTCCAAGATCGTAAAAGCCGCGACGAGTACGCTGCCAGCCAAGATGGACAGCTACGGCGGTCAGCCCCCGTTCCGCAACCTGGGGTCGAAGCTGATGCCGCAGACCTACACCAGAGCAGGCAAGGCAAGAGGGCCGCTGCTGCGGGTATCCGGCATCGCAATACCGCAGATGCCGATGAACCGAAGCAAGGCAGAGGTCCAGAAGGATATTGTCGACTGGATGGCCAAGCGTATCGAGCATGAGTTCCAGATGCTGATCAGAGGGTGATTATTTATGGCGAAACTGCAGCCAATGACAAAAAAAGACCTGTCCACCGTGGCGGGATACTCATACAGGCGGCTGCACGATATCGACCAGAGCCTCCCGGAGAACAAAAAGCTGTTCATCCCGGTCGACGGGACGAAGTGTGACCTGCCGCTGTTCGTGCAGCACTGGGTGGATTACAACGTATCCCGGGAGGCCACATCCGGCGAGGATCTCGATCTGGTCAAGGCCAAGCACGAGGTGGTTAAGACGCAGAAAACCGAACTGGAGGTACAGCGCCTCCGCGGGCAGCTCGTAAGCGTGACGGAGATGAAGCGCCTCTGGGCGGATATCGCAAACACGGTCATGCATAATTTCCTGCACCTGTCGAGCAAGATCGCGCCGCAGGTGAGGATGATGGACAACACGGAACAGATCGCCTACATCATCGACGAGGAGGTGCGGGTCATCCTGGAGAACATCGCGGATACTCCGCTCCCTGATTATGTCGAGGACGGGGATACGGAGGAATAGCCATGGGCGCATTGAGAGATCTGGCTGCCCATACCTATGCCATGTTCCGTCCGCCTGCGAAGCAGACCGTGTCCGAATGGGCGGATAAACACCGCGTCCTCGTTTCTGAGTCCAGCGCTGAGCCGGGCCGGTGGAGAACAGACCGCGCGCCATACCAGCGTGAGATCATGGACAGCTTTACACAGCCAGGCATCTGGCAGATCGTGATCATGGCGTCAAGTCAGACCGGAAAATCAGAGTGCGAGATCAATATGCTTGGGTGCGCCATCGATAATGACCCCGGTCCGATGCTGTACATACAGCCAACGGATAAAGTTGCGGAGGACTACTCCAAGAGACGTATCCAGCCTATGATCAACGCCTGTCCGACACTCCGGAACAAGGTCTACAAGGCCCGAAGCCGGGATGCCATGAACACGGTAACCATGAAGACATTTCCGGGCGGGAGTCTTGCGATCATTGGGGCGAACAGTCCTGCTGATCTTGCGAGTAAGCCCGTCCGGTACATCTTCATGGATGAGACGGACAGGTTCCCGGCGTCGGCCGGGACGGAAGGTGACCCGCAGGAGCTTGCCGAAAGGCGTACTGAGACCTTCCGTGATAACCGGAAGATCGTGAAGACATCCACGCCGACCATCAAGGGCCGGTCAAAGATCGAGGCGGACTATATGAGTGGAACACAGGAAGAATGGCATACGCAGTGTCCGTATTGCCATGAGTTCAGTTTTATCCGGTTCGACAATATCCGTTTCGAGAAGGAAGAGCATAAGACTGAGACCGGAGAGACGGATTATGTCGTCAATTCCGTGGCCTGGCGCTGCCCGGTCTGCCAGCATGATATTCCGGAACACGAGGCCAAGCGGCTGCCCGCGAAGTGGGTCAGCAAAAACCCGAAAGCCTTGAAGAACGGCATCCGGTCTTTCCGGCTGAACGCCTTCATGTCGCCGTGGTCTGACTGGAAGGACATCTGCTGGAAGTTCCTGAAGGCTCACAAGGATCCGGAGAAGCTGAAGGTATTCCACAATACCGTCCTGGGAGAGTCCTGGGAGGTACGGATCGACAGCGGTATCGACGAGGAGCTGTTCAACCGCAGGGAGTATTACGAAGCGGAGGTGCCGAACGGCGTACTGGTGCTGACGATGGGCGTGGACACCCAGGACAACCGTCTGGAGTATGAGGTGGTCGGATGGGACCGCAACGGGCAGAGCTGGGGCATCAGCCGCGGCGTCATCCCCGGCCGGGCCGACGCGCCGGGAACCTGGGAGGAGGTCGACAGCCTGCTCGACCGGGAGTGGAGGACGCAGAAGGGCATCGGCCTGAAGATCCTTGCGACGTTCATCGACTCAGGCGGACACCACACGACGTCCATCTACCGTGAGTGCGCGAAGCGCCAGACGAAACGCATCTGGCCCATTAAGGGCGAGAAGGGCGAGGGCAAGCCGGAGTGCTACGCCATGAAGCGTGCCGGCGGCATGACCGAGGCCCCAAAGTTCATGCTCGGCGTCGATGCCGGGAAGGAAGGCATCATGTACGAGGCCGGCATCAAAGAACCCGGGCCAAGGTACATGCATTTTCCGATGGATTACCGGGCAGGATATAACCGGGAATTTTTCAAGGGCCTGATCTCGGAGCGGATGGAGATCCACCGCAGAGGCGGCAAGGCGCAGGTGGTCTGGGAGCAGTTCTACGAGCGGAACGAGCCGCTCGACTGCCGGAACTATGCGCGGGCCGCATACCGTTTTTTCAACTGGCATTTCGACGAGCTGGAGAGGACGGTCAACGGGGTGACGGAAGAGAAGGTCATCACGCAGGCGGAAGATACGAAGCGCAGGCAGCGGCATATCGTGAGCCGCGGGATCAGGGTATAGGGAGGAGCAGGGTATGGCCGTAACAGTTGCATATACGCTGACAGAAGCCAGGACGATGCTCGACCTGGTTAAAGAAGCACATAAGGAACTTATCACCGGGCAGGCGAAGAGCTACCGCATCGGCACGAGGGAGTACACGGCGCTGGATCTGGACGACCTGATGCGACAGATCGAGTATTTCTCCAACGTGGTCGAGTCTCTGTCCGGAAGCGTGCGGACGAAGCGCGTAGCGCGCGTTGTGCCGCGCGATCTGTAGTAAAGGGGTGTGATGTATGGCAGAGAATAAAAGCCTGCGAGGGCGGATGAATACTCTGATCGATAAGGGCAGGAGCAAAACCGGCACCCCGAAGATGAGCTATGGGAGCCATGGCGCAAGCACGACGCTTAACAGCCTGATCGGGTGGATCGTGAACGCCGGCGACGCCGAGGACAACATCGATCTGTATTCATCCACTCTGCGCAAACGGGCGAGAGACCTGTACGCGGGCGGCGGCCTTGCGAGGAGCGGCCCGCAGACGCTGACGCTGTCGGTCGTCGGGTGGGGCGTACTGCCCAAGCCCAAGATCGACGGGGAATTCCTCGGTCTGTCTGATGAGGCGAGGGAGGAAGCAGAGAGGACGATCCTGCGGGAATTCCGGCTGTGGGCCGAGAACACGATGTGCGACGCGGAGCGCCAGCAGAACTTTTACGGACTGCAGCAGCTTGCGTTTTTGTCGATGCTGATGTCCGGCGACGTGTTCGCGCTGTTCGGCATGAAGGAGAACCGGCGCACGCCTTACCAGACCACGGTCCGGCTCCTCGAGGCAGACCGCATCTGCAATCCGGAGTCATCCGGCGACAGTGAGAGTGCGGAGACGGAAAGCGGAGGGCGTATCATCGACGGTGTGGAGATCGACAGGGAAGGTGCGGTGATCCGCTACCATGTTGCCAGCCGCTCTCCAAACGCAGAAGCGAACGCAAGCGAACTCGTCTGGACGGCGATCGATGCGTTTGGGAAGGATACGGGATACCCCAATATCCTGCATGTGATGACGTACGAACGCCCGGAGCAGCGGCGCGGTGTGCCGTTCGTCTCTGCGGAGATTGAACAGATCAAGCAGTTTACCAGATATATGAACGCCGAACTGGCCGCCAACGTGGTCTCCTCCATGCTGACGGCTTTTATCGTGTCCGACGAGGATGACGGGAAGTTCGGACTGGAGGACGCGGTCAACGACGACGAGAAGGTCACCGACGACGAGCTGTCCCTTGAGCTGGCGCCCGGCGCGATCTATAACCTGCCGCCAGGGAAGAAGGTGGAGACGGTCAACCCGCTCCGCTCGAACACGCAGTTCGAGTCCTTCGTGAATACCTGCATCATGGTGATGGCCTCGTCCATGGGCATCCCGAAAGAGGTGCTGGTCAAGAAGTACGAGAGCAATTACACAGCCGCGAGAGCGGCGCTCCTGGATTTCTGGAGAACGGTCCGTGTCTATCGCACACGGTTCAACTCCAGTTTCAATCAGCCGATATATGAGCAGTGGCTTTCCGAAGCCGTCGCGACCGGACGCATTGATGCGCCCGGTTTTTTCGATGATCCGGCCGTGCGTCAGGCGTGGTGCGGATGTGTCTGGATGGGCGCCAGCATGGGCCACGTCGATCCGCTTAAGGAAGTAAACGCGGCCGCAATGAGGATCGCCAACAATATCACGACGCAGGAGCAGGAAGCATCCGAGTACAACGGCAACGACTGGACAGCGAACATCCGGCAGCGGAAGAAAGAGATCGCCGCGCTGAACGAGCTGAATGCCGGCGAGGCTCCCGACAAGGACGATGAGGAAAAGGAGGGCAAGGAAAATGCATGACATTTTCAGGCTTGGCTATAAGGTCAGCATGTCGGCATCCGAGACGGATACCGCGGAGCTGATGCTGTATGGCCAGATCGTAGAGGACGGCCCGAAGTGGTGGAAGTGGAGCGAGGAGGATAAGAGCGCCGCAGAGTTTAAGAAAGCAATCGAAGAGATCCGCGAAAAAGGCGCGACCAAGCTCCTCCTGCGTATCAACTCTCCCGGAGGCGTATGCACCGAATCCGTGGCGATGCGTTCCATCCTCGGCAATGCGGGTTTTGACGAGGTCAACATCCGCATTGAAGGGATGTGCGCCAGCGCAGCGACGGACATCGCAACGCTCCCCGGAGCGCACGTGGCCATCACGGAGGGCAGTGAGTACATGATCCACAATCCGTGGTGCATGTGTATTGGCAACGCGAACGAGATGGAACATACCATCGAGCGTCTGCGCAACATAGAAGAAGTTTCCCGCGGTTTTTACATGAAGCGTACCGGACAGTCCGAGGAGCAGATCAAGGAGTGGATGGACGCGGAGACATGGTTCACCGCGAAGGAGGCGGTCGAGTACGGATTCGCCGATGAGCTGCTGGAGGCAGACGTTTCAAACGAGACGCCGGCTGCGGCGCTTGCGGTGATGCATGACCTCTACAGGTCCGTACCCGAACAGACGATAGTCAGTAACGGTGCCGGCGGCCCGACTGAAATAGATTATAGCGAAAAGGAGGAAAACGCTATGGAACTCGGTAACATTACACTGGAGCAGCTTCGCGAGGGCAACCCGGCACTGTACGAGCAGGTGCAGCAGGCGGCTGTCGACGCAGAGCGCGAACGTCTCTCCGACATCGATGCGCTGACCATTCCCGGTTATGAGCAGATGGCGACAGAGGCGAAGGAAAACGGGACTTCCGTGATGGATTTCCAGAAGCAGCTCGTAGCAGCCATGAAGCAGAAAGGCAGAGACTTTATGGCAGCGAGAGCGCAGGAGACCGCTCCGGCCGCAGAAGTGGCAGGCGGGGATCCCGTAAGCAACACACCGACTGAGGAAGACGAGATCAAGGCAGAGGCGAAGAAGATCGCCGATATGGCCGCGCAGATGGTCTCCAGTCAGACCGGGATGTTTTAATTCTACCGAAGGAGGAAAACGGATATGAATCTTTACGAGACTATCGGAACCGCCACTTATGAGAACCTGCTTGCGGATCCGAAAGGCGCTGATCCTATCAGCATCAATGTTAAGCCGGTCGCCACGGCGCTTGAGATCGGACAGCTCATGTACAGAAATGCAAGTGGATTTTACGAAGCCGCAGCAGCTGCGCAGATCACCGCATCGAACGACATCGTCGTACTCGGCGAGGCCGCAGGCGGCGACGCTGACGCGACGGTCGCAGAGGTGGCTCTTTCCTACCGCGCCGGTACGTTCATCGACGGCAAGGTATTCGTAACCAAGGGCACGGCGCTTACCGCTGCGCAGAAGGTTGTCCTGAGACAGTTCGGCATCGTGTTTGATGTAGACACGGAGGCCGCGACTTTCAACAACGCGGTCGAATGATCAGATAATCAGCGAAAGGAGAACTAAGCTATGGATATCTATTCCACTCGTACACAGCTTGCCGCCATCGAGATGCAGCCGCGCGTGTATACGTTCCTGTACGATGTTTTCGCGCATGAGAACGCACCGATCGAGAACGACAGAGCAATTTATGACTACATGAAGGGTACCGAGCGTCTGGCGCCGGTAGTGCATCCGGGAGCAGGCGGCGTGGTAATGCCCAGAGACGGATACTCCACCCGTGAGATCGGCTTCGCTACGATCGCTCCGGAGCGTATCGTGGAGAACAGCGATCTGACTGGCAGAGCCTTCGGCGAAGCTATCCTGGGCGCCATGACACCGCAGGAGCGTGAGCGCAAGCTGCTTGCCCGCGATCAGGTCGAGATGCGCGAAGCGATCCAGAGACGCCGTGAGCATATGGTCCGCCAGGTGCTGCTGACCGGTAAGCTCGATCTGTTCGAGTATACCAATGAGGGCCGCAACATCCAGCCGACTGTAGTCGCGGATTATAATTTTACAAATAACTTCACTCCGACAACCAAGTGGGATCAGGCCGGCGCGGATATCAACGGTGACATGAAGGCCATCTATGATCTGGCCTATGACGGCGGCGGAAACGTCGACATCATCGTGGTGTCCCCGGACGTTGCAAACACGATCCTGTCCAACGATGCTTATCTGAAGCTGCTTGACATCCGCAATGCCAACGCAGGCGAGATCAACGCGAAGTACCTTGACAAGGGCGTTCGCTTTGTCGGTAAGAACATCGATGGCGTGGATATCTATTCTCTGTCCGGCAAGTTCCTCGACGACGACGGCCAGCGCAAGGAGATGCTTCCGGCAGGAACGGTCATCGCCGGATCCAGAGGCATGCTCGAGGTCTACCACGGCCCGGTAACCCAGGTCGAGAAGGAAGACGGAAACGCACAGCATAAGACCTACATCAAGAAGGAAGTACCGCTGCGTTACGGCTCCATCGCGTCCAACTCGATCAAGAACCGTATTACGAGCCGCCCGACCGTTGTTCCGCGTAACGTGGACGGCTGGGTAGTTGCCAGCGTACTGTGATAGGAGGATCTGATGTATATCGCTACTCATTATGTCTGCCACAATGGGGTGGTCTATAAGAGAGGCGAGTGCATCCCCGGCCTGTCGAAAGAGCAGGTGGAATGGCTTAAAAGCGCGGGGGCGGTCAAAGAGGAGATCGAGACCGTTCCCGTAAAAGAGCCGGAAGCACCCGCCAAGCCGCGCAGAAAGAAAGGAGTGAAGGCAGATGAAAGTGCTGATCCTGAAAACAAATGAGACCGTCGAACATATCGACAGCTATGCGGCGCGTCTGATCGAGCAGGGCAGGGCAGTCCTCGTGCCGGCTCCTGAGAAAAAGACCGCGGCGAAGAAGAAAAAGGAGTGAGATCATGGCGTTCAAGGACCGCGTGGCGAATGATATAAACCGTTGCTTTATGCGGATGGACCATTTCGGTGAGACGCATTACTGGAACGGATACGAGATCACCTGCGTCCCGGATGAGGAAGAGGCGTTGAAGCGTAAGAACAACAACGTCAACGACATCTCCTGGGACAACAACAGCCGGTCGGTTCTGATCCATACGCCACTGGCTTCATTCCCGGGCGGCCGTGAACCGGAGCCGAATACGCATGTGATGTATGACAACCGTTCCATGAAGGTGATCTCGGTGGAACATAACATGGGCGTACTCGGCATTACCCTGTCCGCCTTCGATCCAAGGGAGATGATGTAGCATGAGGATGACGGAAAGGCTTACCCGCCTGAAAGAGTGGGTGACGGCGGAGCTGTGCGAAGGCCGTGAGATGAAAGCTCCGGGAAAGCAGATGAATATCGCGGACGTTCAGCGCCAGACCCCGAAATGCTATCTCGCATGGGGGCCGTCGCGCATGGATAAGACGGGCCAGATCTATGACGATTCCATCAGCGTCGTTCCCGGGATCGTGATCATGCCGAATCAGGCATACGCGAAGTATATGGAGGAGAAACGGTTCGACCGCTACAACAACGTCCACCGGCCGCAGGAACTTGGTCAGCATCTTTCTGTGAGTATTTTGTTCTGCGTGTACGAACCGGGTACCAGGCTTCCGGGCTTCGCAAATCTGGCCGGCAGTCAGGGCCAGGGCATCGACATGACGCTCATCGAGGAAGGGACGGAGGAAGGTCTCTTCGTCCTGATGAACTGGATGGACGACTGCATGGAGAAGCTGATCGGTCAGAAGATGATCCCGCATACGGACCTGTTCGTGGAGGAGTCCACGATGACCTACAGCCTGTATACGGATCAGGAGTATGTAGTGGACAGACGGCCGCTGTACTACGGCTTTATCAATGTTTCCTTCGGCTGCTACGCGGACGGAGGGGTAAATAATGCGATTAACGAATACCTACTTTAAGGAGGACAAAACCTATGAGTGATTATCTCCATGGCGCCTACGGGCATAACAATGTTCTCGATTCCCGCGCAGCAGAAGCAGGAGCCGCGGCGATCGTGTACATCGGTACTGCCCCGGTGCATAATGTAGAGGGTGGCGCTGCCAACGTCAACAAGCCTATCCTCGTACGCAATATCGCGGAAGCGAGAAAGTATTTCGGATATTCTGATGACTACGCAGCTTATACGCTGTGCGAAGCGATGCACGTGCATCTGGAAGTCAGACAGGTATCCCCGATTATCCTGATCAATGTTCTCAACCCGGCCACGAACAAGAAGGCCCAGGGCGGCACTGTGTCCCTGACCCCCGCGGGCGGCGTAGTTACGATCGCGGAGGCATCCGACATCGTACTCGACAGCATCGTTGTCAAGTCCGGGGATGTCGCGAAAGTCAAAGGGACCGATTATGCTGTATCTTACAACTCTAAGAAGAACACCATTGTTATCTCCGAGCTGAGCGCCGGCGCTCTCGGCACCACTGCACTGACGATCACTTACGATATCGTGGACGCTTCTACTGTAACAAATGCCCAGGTGATCGGAGCTTCTGATGGCCTTGGTACCAATACCGGTATTTATGCTGTGAAGAACGTATATAACCTGACCGGTTATGTGCCTGCCTTTATCGCGGCCCCGGGCTTCTCCTCCATTCCGGAGATCCATGACGCGCTGGTAGCCAACAGCAAGCAGATCAACAACCATTGGGATGCTTACCTGTTTGTGGACCTGCCCCTGACCAGCAACGGCGTTGCCCTGACGCTGGATACCGTCAAGACGTTCAAGGCCAGCAACCACTACAACCAGGAGAACGAGACCGTTTACTTCCCGCTTGCCAAAGGCATCGACGGAGTGGTCTACCATCTGTCCGTGCTTGCCGCTGCGAACTTCCAGCAGCTGCTTCTGGAGCAGGAGGGCATCCCGTACCGTACTGCAAGCAATACCGAGTGTGAGCTGATCGAGAACCTGTACATGGGCGAGACCAACACCGGCAAGGTGTATGACGACGACCTGATCAACGAGAAGCTGAACAAGAACGGTATCGCTTCCGCGGCTTACACCGGCGGACGCTGGGCGATCTGGGGCGCACACAGCGCGAATTATGACTACGATGAAAATGATCCCGTCAGCGCGTCTGAAACGAACCGCATGATGCTGTATTACATCTGCAATGATTTCCAGACCCGCCGGAGCATCGACGTCGACCAGCCGCTCTCCATGAACGACCTGAACACGATCGTGTCTGAAGAGCAGTCCAGACTGGACGCTCTGGTCAACATCGGAGCGCTGACCTACGGTGTGTGCACCCTGAGTGCCGAGAACCTGACGGACAGCGACATCGTGAAGGGAGATTTCCAGATCATCTTCAACGTGACCACTACTCCGCTGGTGAAGAGCCTGACCGCCACCGTCAACTGGACGGATGAGGGTTACCGCACCTACTATGAGACTGCTGCATAAGGAGGACCAGACATATGCCTAAGAAAGTTTTTAACAACGTCGAGGGACATCGGATCATCGATAACAAGAAGACTATCGAGGACGTAACGAAGATTGGCCTCCCGACGATCAAACACCCGACGACCAGCATCAGCAACGTGTCCGGCATGGCGATGGACGTCGATATGCCGAACTCCACGCACATTGAAGCTGCAGATTTTACGATCTACCACAACAACGGTATCAACTGCCAGTACCTCGCGACTCCGGGAAAACATACCATGGAGGTCCGCACGGTCCGCCAGGCGTTCTCCACCGCGAAGGGTGAGATCGAGCATCAGTCTGTGAAATACAGGATCACCGGCGTACACGTAGAGACGCAGAAGGGCGACATCGAGACCGGATCTCCGTACGGCAGCACTGAGAAATACTCCCTGCTCCGTTACGAGGAGGAGATCAACGGCACCGTCGTCACCATCGTCGACGCGATGGCCGGCATCATCCGCTACAACGGCAAGGATTATAACGACGTCGTACAGCAGATGCTTGCATGATAACAGAGGGAAAGGGGCGCTTTTTAACGCCTCTTTCTTTTTGGTTAAAGAAGGGAGACTCAATGGAACCGAATACGGAAGAGAAGGTCGATGTGAAGGACGCGCTGAAGGCACAGCTTGAGGAGATCAGGCAGAAGCAGAAGGAGTCCAACGAAGCGCTGATGGCCGGGAAGGGAAGACTTCGGCTCGAAACGCCCATCACGGCGATGGACGAGGAAATAACCGAACTGGTTTATGACTTTACGGAACTAACCGGAATGGAATATGTGGACGCGATGGACACGGATCCGAACTCCATTAACACATTCCGATCGACATATAAACAGAACCTGGCGCTGTTCGCACAGGCAGCGGCCAAGCAGACCGAAGGCGTCGACATGCGCGACATCATGGAGCAGATCGGCGCAACGGATGCAGTCGAAGGCGCGCAGCTTGCAGCGCTTTTTTTCAACGCCTCGACGCGGGCGGGGCGTCTGCGTATCTCGAAAAAGTAATTACAGCCGGTATGGTCACGCACACATCCATCACCGACTTCATGAACATGAAAATAAAACAGTTCTACCATGTGCTTGTGGCCGTCTGTAATGTGATGGACAAGCGCAACAACGGCGGCGGGTGATGTGTAAATGAAGATTATCTACGAGAATACAGATATAACGGGCATGGTGCAGGTGAAGAGCTGCATTGTGACGGATACCTGCGGCGCCAGATGCGACAGTCTGGATATCGTCTTCGAGAATGCCGCGGGATGGTACCGGTGGGGGCCGAAGGAGGACGATCAGATCATCGTTTCCCTGGACGGGTACGACACTGGCATCATGTATGTGAATACGGTCATGCCCGAAGACGGGAAGTTCCGGATCTACGCCACGGCGCTCCCATGTGCGGCGCGCGCGAAGGGCTACCGGTCCTTCCAGGACAAGACCATAGAGGAGATCATGCGTACCTGCGCACGTGAGACCGGAATGGATTTCCGGCTGTACGGCGTGAACGGGGATATCGTGATCCCGTACATCCAGCGGAACGGGGAGAGCTGTGCGGCCTTCCTGTTCAAGCT